CTTCTAATTATATTTTAGCCAGTCATCCTGCAATTTATTTATATGGTTCGCTATATCATGCTGCTAATTTTTTAGGGGGTATTGATCCACAAAGATTACAACAATGGCAAAGTATGTATACTACTGCTATGGAAAGACTTGAAAGAAACGATAGAGAAGATCAATATGGAAATGCACCATTACAACAAAGAGGTGATGTAACTGTTTCAGGTGCGTTTAATGATATATCTAGAATTATTACAAGTAATAACAACTAAGGAAACTTATGCAAATACCTTTTGGCGAATGGTTACCAGATCAACCAGAATATAATAATCCTGGTGCTAACACAGCCAACAATGTTTATTTTGCAGCTTCTTCTTATAAAAGATTTCCTTCATTAGTTAATTATTCATCAAACACTATGATTAAAGATAGTAGAGGTGCAGGTTCTTTTAGAGATAATTCTAATACTGTATTTAACTTTGTTGCTAACGAAGAAACTATTTATCAATTAACTGGTGGAGCATTTACAGAAAGAGGAGCAAGAGGAAAACTTTTAAGTACAGCTTTTGCAACTTGCACAATTACAGTTTCTGATTACGCAAGTATTGGTGCAGGTGAAACAATAACTTTAAAAAAAAATGATGGTTCTACAGTTGTGTTTACTTCAACAGCTGGATCACCTTCTACTAACGAATTTCAAGTACAAACTGATAACGATACAACTGCTACTAATTTAAAAACTACTATTGATGGTCATACAGATTTTTCAGCAACAGTAGTAGGTGCAATTGTAACTGTAACAAGAGCTACAGTTGGAAATAATAATTTAACAAATGTTTCATCTGATACTGTAAGACTAACAACTACAAATTTTTATGGTGGAACTCCTTTAACTGGAAGTGCTACAGATTATATTACCTTTACTCAATTTGGAAATTACATAATTGCTAGTAATGGAGTAGATGCAGCTCAATATTATTTAATGGGAACATCAACTGCTTTTACAGACTTATCAACTATTTCAACATCAGGTACTGTTCCAACTTTTAAAGTTTCAGGTGTAGTTAGAGATTTTTTAGTTACAGGTAATCATGTTGGTGAATCTAATAGAATACAATGGTCTGGAATAAATGATTTAGCAACTTGGGAGTCAGGTACTAAACAAGCAGACTTGCAAGACCTACCAGGTTCAGGTGGACAAATAACTCATATAACTTCTGGAGAGATTTCTTATGTCTTTAGACAAAACCAAATAGTTCGTATGGACTATGTCGGTGGTGCAACAGTATTTAGACTATCAGTTATATCTCCAAATAGAGGTGCTGTATTAGGTAGAACAGTTTGCCAAGATAATCGTAGAGTCTTTTTTTATGCGGATGATGGTTTCTATGAATTGAATGGAGATCAAGTAGTTTCAATTGGTGTAGAAAAAGTTAATAGATTTTTTGATTTAGATTTAAACAAAGCATACACCGATAGAATTTGTGCAGCAGTAGATCCTTTTAATCAATTAGCTATGTGGCTATATCCTTCTGCATCTAATACATCTAATACAACTGGTATCTGTGATAAAGTAATTATTTATAATTATGCTACTCAAAAATGGAGTACAGCAGATACAAGTGCTAGTTCTATATTTTCACAATTCGTTGGTGCTTATACTGTAGAATTAATGGATATTATTTCTGAAAACTTAGATAATATTAATATTGCATTAGATACTGACTTTTGGAATGGTGGACAAAGATATTTAGGAGCAATAGATAACAATTATAATGCAGCTATATTTTCTGGAACAGATAATGAAGGAACTATAGAAACTAGAGAAATGGAGTTGTTTCCAGGACATAGAAGTAGTATAACTAATGTTAGACCAATTGTGGATGCTTTATCTACAGTAACTATCAAGAGTAAAGAACGATTAGTTGATACAGCTACAGAATCAACATCTTCTTCAATGGTTACAAGTGGAGATAATCCAGTAAGACAATCTGGTAGATATTTTAAAATTAAAGTTACTACTCCTGCTGGATCTGTATGGACTCATGCACAAGGTGTTGATGTAATTGCTTCAAGAATAGGTTTGAGATGACGGAAAAAACTGATATAGATAATGTAAGATATAGTTTTGAAACTCAAGAGTTTTTTCAAAGACAAATTGAAGAAGCTATCAATACATTAATAAATGATAGAAACAAAGAAAGCGACAAGGCTTTCTCATGGTTTATAGGAGATTAAATGGCAGGAATAAAAGATTATTCAACAACACAAGCTGATAACACTACACTAAATAGTATATCTACTGCGGAAGGAATGCTACCTTCTAATTTAAACAATGCCATTAGAGCATTGATGAAGAATACTAGAGATTGGTATAACGATTCACAATGGGTAGAGTATGGTGATGGCTCAGGTGCTTTTACAGCAACTTATGTAAGTTCAACTTCTTTTACAATTGATGGTGTAGATGTAACTGCAATTTATCATGCTGGAAGAAGAATTAAATTAACAGCTGCTACTCCTGGAACAATTTATGGAACTGTATCTAGTACATCTTTTTCTACAAACACTACAGTTAATGTAACTTGGGATTCAGGTTCATTATCAAGTGAAGCAATCACTAATGTTTACATTGGTGCTTTATCTAAAACTAATAACTCTATTCCAACAGGAATTATATCAACTGCTATTCTTGCAGATGGATCAGTTACAACAGTTAAAATTGCAGCAGATGCTGTTACAGGTGCAAAGATTGCAGATGACAGTATAGACTCAGAACATTATGTAGATGGTTCAATAGACACAATTCATATAGCAGACTCACAAATCACAACTGCTAAAATTAATGATAGTGCTGTAACATCAGCTAAGATTGTAAATGATACAATTGTTAATGCAGATATTAATTCAAGTGCAGCAATTGATGCAACTAAAATACATGATGGTACAATCTCTAATACAGAGTTTGGTTATCTAAATGGTGTAACAAGTGCTATACAAACTCAACTAGATGCTAAACTTGTTAAAGCAAATAATTTATCTGATTTAACTTTAGCTAGTACAGCAAGAACTAATTTAGGTGTTGCAATCGGTACTAATGTTCAGGCTTATGATGCTGATCTACAAGCTATTGCAGGATTAACAAGTGCTGCTGATAAAGGTATTCAATTTACTGGTTCTGGTACTGCTGGAACTTATGATTTAACAACTGCTGGTAAAGCATTATTAGATGATGCTTCAGCTTCAGCACAAAGAACTACTTTAGGATTAGGAACTATTGCAACTCAAGATGCAAGTAATGTTTCTATATCTGGTGGATCAGTTACAGGATTAGGTGAACCTTCTGCTAACTCAGACGCATCTACAAAATCTTATGTTGACCAAGCAGTTGCTGGTTTAAGAACTAGAACTATTGCAGAGTGTGCTTCAACTGCCAATGTAGTAATTTCATCAGCTCTTGAAGCTGGAGATGTTATTGATGGTGTAACCCTAGTTGCTGGAGATAGAGTATTATTAAAAGATCAAAGTACAGCTACAGAAAATGGTTTATATCTTGCAGTAGCAAGTGGTGCAGCATCAAGAGATCCAGAACATGATACTATTGCAGAATTATCTGGTGGTATGGTTGTAGTAAATCAAGGTAGTGTAAATGATAATAAAATATTTTTATGTACGACAGATACTGATGCAACATTAGGATCTACAAGTATTACTTATACTGTAATTACACCAAGTAATGTTGGTACAGTAACTTCAGTAGGAGTAGCTGATTCAGGTGCAGGAGAATTTACAGTTGGTAGTTCACCTATTACTTCATCAGGTACAATTACCCTTGCAATTAATAGTATTGCAGACACAAAATTAGGAACTATAGGAACAGCAAATAAAGTTTCTTTAACAGCATTGAATATTGATGGAGGATCTGATATAGGTGCAGATCTAACTACAAGTGATTTAATAATAGTAGATGATGGAGCTGGTGGCACAAATAAGAAAGCTGCATTATCAAGAATGATAACATTAGTACAAGCTAATATAGATGACCCAACAGCACTTGCAATTGCACTTGGATAAATTAATAATAAGGAGAAAATAAGAAATGGCAAACACATTTAAGACAGTAACATTTGCAGCAGAACCAGCATCAGCTGGAACTCCTTATGTTATGTACACAGTAGCATCTAGTACGACAACAGTTGTATTAGGATTGGTACTTGCAAACATTCACTCAACAGCAGTTACTGCTGAAG